ATTGGTTGGTGAAGGTGTAGATTTATTAATTATTGACGAAGCAGCAAAAATGCCAAGAAAGATTTGGGATATGTATTTATCTCCTACTCTTGTAGATAGAAAAGGCAAAGCAATCTTTATTACTACTCCAGAAGGATTTAATTGGGTTTACGATTTATTTCTTTTAGGGCAAACAGATGAGCAATGGTATTCACAACAATCTCCAAGTTGGGAAAATCAGTATGCGTTCCCTGAAGGAAAAAACGATTCTTTTATACAAGAACGAAAAAGAAATATGTCTAAAGAATTATTTGACCAAGAGTTTGCTGCAAAGTTTACTTCTATGGAAGGACGAGTATATCCATTTGATAGAGATAAAGATATGGGAGAAGTTCCATACCAAGAAAACCTACCTACTTACTGTTCAATGGACTTTGGGTTTAGAATGCCTTCAGTATTATGGTTTCAAACCTATAAGCAAGATGGAAACTGGCATATTAATATTATAGATGAAATAATTCACGAAAGAAATATTCCAACCGACAAACTTGCAGAAATGATTAAAAAGAAAAACTATCCAGTGATTACGTATTATGGTGACCCTGCTGGTAGTTTTGTACAAGGACAATCTGGACTTGGAGATATTCACATCTTACGCAGACACGGAATTTATGTAGAATACAGAATGGACAAACTATCTCGTGATATACAATCTGGTGTCAGTTATTGTCGTGGATTTTTTGAAAATGCAGATGGTTTAAGAAGAATAAAGATAGATAAAAAATGTGTAGGTATCGCAGAAGATTTTGAAGGATATAGATTTCCTGAAGCAGTAGAAGGAAAAGCTATCTCTAATAATCCAATTAAAGATGGCTTCTATGAACACGGCTGCGATGCCTTCAGATATTTTATATTGAATAGATTTCCAATTAGAAGTAACTTCATTGGAAGAATATCACGATAAAAAGGAATACTTTGATGGTTTTAACAGCTAGAGAAATTATACAAGACTCACTAACACATTTTAAAGAAGAACAAGCAAAAGCTCGTAGAGAAGAAGTAAGAAAGTTTTTAGACTACTATTCTGGTTCTTTAACCGAACAATACATCGAAGGATATTTCAAATCTGACGCATTTCAAGAAATACCTCATTACAATACCAACATCGTGAAAAAATTCGTTAATCGTATGTCAAAAATTTATACTATTGGTGCTAAGAGAAATGTTAATGACAGATATTCAGATTTAACCTCTGTAAAAAATGCTCGTATGAAACAAATGGAACGAATGACTCGTTTGCTTGGCTCTACTGCAACTTATGTAATGTATGATGAACTAGAAGAACGTTTTGAATATCGTCCTATTTATTATTTTGAGCCATATTTCGGTGACAATCCATACAGACCAGAAGCTATCGTATATCCAATGATGCACGGACACGCAGATTTATCTGATACAGATGAATTGATGTATGCGTATTGGGATAGTGAACTACACTTAAAATTCAATGAGAATGGTGATATTCTTGAAGAAGTACAACACAATTTAGGTATACTGCCTTTTGTATTTACTCACAGAGAAGAACAATTAGATTCATTCTTTGTTGAAGGTGCTTCTGATTTAGTATCTGCTAACGAACATATCAATATTACAATGACTGAAATGCAATTAGGGTTACGATTCCAAATGTTTGGACAACCAGTAGTAACTGGATTGATTTCTGATAATTCTAATGTAAGAGCAGGTTCAGATGAAATTTTAACACTCCCAGAAGGAAGTAATTATAATATTGTATCACCACAAGGTAATGTTCGTGATGTGATTGAAAATATTAAATGGCAGATTGAACTTGTGGCGTTGAATAATCATCTATTCGTTACTTTCGCACAATCAGGTGGTGAAGTGCCAAGTGGTATTTCCCTAATGATTAAAGATTTAGAACGCCACGAAGATTTTATTGATGATAAAGAATTATATCGTCAGTACGAAAAAGATTTCTACAGAGTAGAGTATGCTCTATCACAAGTAAACAGTCTTGGACTTCCAGAAGTATCTCAATTTAAAGTAGACTTCTCTGAAGTTGAATATCCTATGACTACACAAGATAAGATTATGTTAAATGAGTACAAGTTGAAACATAACTTAACTACTGAAGCTCAATTATTAGCAGAAGAGAATAAAGACCTAAGCGTAGATGACGCAACACAAATAATTGAAGAAAACAAATCAGTAAATCAAACGTTAGTAGTCGAAGATGAAAGTAACAGTCAAGAGTAACGTCACTTTTAAAAAACTTAAAAAAGCCAATTTAGAAGAAATGGTTTTTAATAGTTTGATACGTCCATTAGGAAAAGCTGCAAAAAAGAAAGTGGATAATGCGTTCAAAAATAATACCGATATAAACGAAAAACCATATCCTCCATACACAGCGAAGTATAGAAGAGCAAAAGAAAAAGCAGGTAAAGGTTCTGAGCCACAAATGGTATTTCACGGTGATTTAAAACGCAGTATTTCAAAAGTGCTAACCAATAAAGAAGATATGACCGTAACCATTAAATCAGATGAATCTAAATTAGGTAGAAGTAATCCTTATGGTAAACCAAGAGCAAATTATGGTGCCTTACACTTAACAGGTCAAACAAGAAGCAATAGACAAACTCCTAAAGTACGTAAATGGTTTTTTACAGAAGATGAAATCCAAGATAATAAGATTTTATTGGATAGCAACTTACTTGGAAGTGACTTTGATAAAGCTATGACAGCATTTTCTAAAAAATTAGAGTCGCAATTAAAAACTAGAATGCGTATAATAGGTAGTACGAAGATGGCAGCATCTTCAAATTTCGCAAGAACTGTAAAAATTTAATGGAAGATTTAGTCAAAAAAATATATAAGATGGTCGTAGAACTACGAAAGATATCCGAAGCTAATAATGAGCTATTAGGGTTTATTTGTAATAAAATAGCACCACCTGACGCAATCATTCAAAAAGAAATAAAAGATTTAGATACAGCAGAGATGTTTGCAATTTCTATGGAAATGTCAGAGATATTTGAGAAGTATAATATTACTGCTGATGAGTATGGTCTTTCTTAGACGTTTCTTCTAGCTCAACAAGTTTTTCAAGCCACTTACGTCTTTCATTATTATTAGGTCTACCTGATGGCAATGGTTCTAATCCTACTTTCTTAGCACGTTGTAATAACTGATAACGATTAGCTCTATCTTCTCTTCGTTTCTGTCTATATGGTTTTTTACCCTTTTTTATTTTTTCTACAGCAGCTTTTTCTTCTATTTTTCTTTTTTTAGGCTTGTCGTTTACAGGATTTCTTTCTGGAAGGGTTTCTAGTATTTCTGTAACCTCTTCGCTTTCAGCGTCTATAATATCATCTGCGTCTATTTGTTCTGCCTTTAAGAACTTCTCAAATGGACTGTCTACGGTTACATTGATATTTCTAACAAGTTTTCCTGAATGTTCTAATACCAGACGCCCTGCCTGTACATTACCTTCTACTGCTTCTCGTATCATACTATTTAATACCATAGGTAGCTTTGCATTGAATGATACCATATATTTTTTATAATACATATCAACAAACCTATCATCTGCAAACCAGTTATGAATCGTTTGGGGGGACATTTTTAATTCCTCGGCTAATTCTTTTTTGGTGATTTCTGGATTATGAATTAGTATATCAATAGCAGCAAGTTGATTTGCCTTCTTCAGTTCGAGATTACTCATCTACCTTGTCCTCTGTATTTTTTCTTATAATACTTTTTAGAACCTTTTGTTCCGAACTTGGTATTGTGGCTCATACCTTGTCGAGTTTTTTTTGCACCATTTGACTTTCTCGTACGGTCTTTAAATAATGATTTCCTCATTTCTTGTAGACTTTTTCTGCTCCTGCAATTCCAAATGAACCTAGTGTAACCCAGACGAACGAGTTATAGATGTAGTCGTTTACCATAAGTTCTATTCCAATAATACCCATTGCTAAATCCACAACGCCGAATACACACATCAACGCAAAGGATAGAAACCCAATAATATTTTTTTCATTGTACTCGTTTTTATCTTTAAATAATTCCCACATTATTTCTTCTCCTTTTTTCTAAAAATTTTCTCCCAACGCTTTTCGTATTCTTTTTTCGATATACTTAAAGGTCGTGGCACATCGCCTTTCCCTGCTCCATTGGGTTTTTTATAAATACTTTTTTCTTTCATTTACTATATTTTAAAAACTTGCTTTTCTTTATAGGGTTGCGTTTGAGTTTTGCTTTAATGCTCATCTTACGCATTCCATAAAGACGCTTAGGTATAAAATTTCTTGCCGATGATACAGTTACATTCATTTGTGTCTTTTCTGTATTGGAAAGTTTGCATATAAAGAAGCTCCTTTATGTTTTTTAAACTTACCACTATGTTTCATCAATGAGTATTTACCACCCTTTTTTTTCATAAAGTGATATCCTCTTGGTGCCTTCACTTTCATTTTTTCTTACCTTTTTTCTTTTTCTTTTTTTTCTTTTTTGTTCCATAATGATACGGCATAGCTATCTCCTTTTAAATTTTGTTCTTGGACACGTCTTAATGTATTCAATTCTGTTTTGTATCTGTAATCCTGTGTGTAATCCACAATAAATTATGTCCTTTTCCATACCTGCAAAGGGACATCTTTTTTTGATTAAAGAACAGTAGTCAAACACGTTAATCGATGTCTAATTCTTTACGTAATGCACTATCTGACATTGAACTTTTACTATTTATGACCAATTTAGGTGCATTTGGCAATCTTTTTACTAAGAATTGCTCATCTTTACATAGGCAAAGTTCTAAAGCGTCATCAGTCATCTTTTGAACGACCTCAAACACCTTGTCACATTCTAAACATTTATAATCATATCTTGGCATAAACCCAATTTAAACAATAAAGTCGTATAAATACCAACAAAAACCTCCAAAAATTAGGATTTGCAATCTAGTAAAAAACCGATAAAAAATTAGTGCAGTAATAATCCTGTAAGTCTAGCAATACTAGTCATTTAGAGGAATTTTTTTAAATCTTGATTCTAAATATTATAGTATTAAATTATTACTATTTAGTCATTAGTTGATACTTTGCAAGGAATGCTGGTACAAACGACTAAGAGATGTAAATCCACCCTATACCCCCTCAAAACAACAAAAAATATTATGTATAATTAAAATAAATCTGAAGAATTAGACCGAGTAGTCGGTAAAGTTAGACTGAGTAGTCGGAAAAAACCGACTGAGCAGTCGGAACCTAGCAAAAAAGACCTTAAAACGTTTCACGTGAAACGGAAAGGGTGAAGCGGTCAATTGCTAAAAATAACCCCAAAAATAAACCATTTAACAATCTTGACAAATTACTTGACATTGTAAATAGAAGCCTGTAAGTTATAGGGTATTATTGACAATTTGAGGCAGTAGGAATTACTTAAATCCGAGTCATTGACTCTTAACCTGACCTAATAGCAAAGAACTGAAAGTAGCGAATGTGAACACTCAGAATATCGGCTTCAAAGTTGGGACAAGACAGACAAGGTGAGAAGTTGAGAGATAACCTGCGAAAACCTAAGGACAATTCATTTAACCCCTTCCTATATGGTTAGGGGGGTGAAGTAATTGCTTCGGCAACAGAAAAGCCCCCTTAAAGATTTTTTAACCCTAACAAAGGAAATACAATGACACGTAGACACTTTAATAAAGTCGCTCAAATAATGGCAACAAGTCAACCAATGAGCGAAAATTACGTAGAAGGAAAACAGAAAAGAAAATATGTTGAGCAATTAGCAGATTTTTTCCAATCTGAAAATCCTCGATTTGATAGAGAGCGTTTTATTAACGCCTGTTATCAAAAATAAAAAAGTCCCCCTGTTTTCAGGGGGCAAATTTTCTAAATAACCTAATGGAGGAATCAAAATGAAACTACAAAAAACAACTAAAGAACAAAAGCCTATGTTAATTAGATTTATTGGTGGTATTGTTGCACCAATATGTCTTTTTACTTCTGTTGCTTTTATCTGCTTTTTAGCATATAACGGCTTAGGCTATGAGTTTAGTTTTTTCTATAATCTTGCCATTGCTTTATTCACAATGAGTGCAGGAATCATAGTTATTCATAATGATTAAAAAAAGTCCTAGCGTTTCACGTGAAACGTTAGGCAAGTTTTTTTTAATAACCTAAACGGAGGAAATACAATGAGTAAAAGATACAATGTGACTTTATCAATACCGATTGACTTTGATATGTCAAGCGTAAGACAAGAGTTTGAAGAAACTATTGAAGTCGAAGCAGAAAGTTATGATGAAGCAGTACAACAAGCACAACAAGAATTTTCAGATTCTTGGGACGCAGATTCCATTTATGATATTATTTACGATGATATTAAAATGAATGGGCTTGTATATCTTGACGGCGATTATGAACCTAACTTCGAAGAAGAATGTTATTATGACGCCGAAGAAATACAAGAAAAAAAGTAAATAAAAAAGTCCCTGAGCAGGTTTGTTTTTAATAAAAACCCCTTTTGTTCCTGCTTGGGGCAAGTTTTTTTAATAACCTAATGGAGGATAATATGAACGAGCTATATGTTCATTGTTCTATGTGTGGCGATAAATTGACAGGCGAATTTTTCACTTGTCATTATGCTAACGAATGGAACGAAGATGATAGATTATGTGGTGAAGGCGATTGTTGGAGTGAATGGTTTCACTCTAATTATACTACGCACGAAATCACAAAATATCTAGCAGAAAATGACCCTAACGAAGAAGAAGATTAATATAGTCCGTTAGGGTTGGACAAGTCCCTCTCTTACCAATCACTAGAAATTAAACGTACATTTCAACAG